ACTTGACGTTGTTTGTGATGATGATGATGTTATCCTCATCCTGGACATTGCTGAAAGTGAAATACTGGTTCGAAAACATTTTGTGTTCGCCGAAAAATCTTTCAATGTCCTTGCTGTTCTTTTCTCTGATTGATTGTGTCTTGTCGCTCATCTCGTTGCTCCTTTTCTGTATTTGAACTTGACACCATTATAAAGGGTTGTATTACAAAAGTCAAGGGGAAAAACGACCAATTTCGAAAACTGGGACAAACTCGTTTTATCCCAGGATGCGCGAATTGACACGCCCATTCCCGCCGCGTGGTAGATTATGCAAGTTCGAGCGTCAATCGTCAAAAAGTGGCGTTTTTTGCGTTTGTAGCGTATTCTACACAACTGTAGACATAATACAAAAGCGCCTACTGGTTAGGTAGACGCTTGAATTGTTCCGTAGCCAGCAGCTTCCGCATACGGCTTGACTAATGTTGGCTAAGCAGGGGAAACTGCCCGCTGAGTACACAAAACAGCGCGGCGCATTGTACCAGCCCGCCGTAGGCATTTTGTTAGTCCATTGGTTTACCCTTGCCCTTGTTACGCTTGTATTGAGTTTCCTCGGCATAACAGTTACATCTTCGTAGGTCTATGCCTACCTTGAGCCGATGGCGAGAATCGAACTCGCGTATTGGCTCTTACAAGAAGCCCTACCACCTTACATCGGCGTAATAGACAGGAAGTGTCTATTTACTGACATAGCCATTCTTCTATTTGCTCAATAAGCTCACGCCCGTCCCATGAATTGTGAATAATAACCAAGTTTGCGCCAACGATTTCAACAGTAGGCTTGCAGGGACAATGCACTCCGGGGATATGCTCTCGTAAGTCGTTGACAGGCATAACGTCCACATCATTGTTGCCAGCCAGCCCTTGCTCTACAATCCAGTTATGTCCCATTTTTTGTCACTCCATTGACATTCGCACTTATTCCGACGAGTTTTGTCAAAAGTTTGCATTAATTCAAACGTATAAATGTGCCATCCCTGCTTTTCCGGCATTGCATGCCAGATTTGCAAGGATTTGACACACAACCGGATTTGTCTATCACCCGTGAGCGGCATCAGGGTTGTACTTTTCCTTGACGTACCAGCCACGCCCTTTGTAATGCACGTTTGCAACCTGATACACTTTTTGCAAAGTCGGCTGTTTGCACTCCGGGCACACGGTCAAAACATCATCGTTGAAGTGTTGAAATATCTCGGTCTGCTTCAGGCAATTGTCGCAATGATAGACGTAGATAGGCACTTTATTTTACCTTCCTGTAAGCAGTTGCGATCCTGCGGTTAGGCAGCTTGACCTTGCGTGAAGTCAATAGTCCGGCGGCTTCTTTGTCCTTCAGCGTGCGGTCGCTCAGTAGGCGTTCACGGTCACACCCTACCGCGTCCACGTGCAAGTCAGAAGCCAGGAATAGCGTATGTTCGTTGTTGCCGCCTGAATAATCAATGCGGACTGTGGTAACTGCGCCGTTCTGGTCTGTTCCGCTCATCTATCCACAACCTTGATCCAGAGTGTGCGCTCGTCTGTTCTGCCGGCGCTCGTTTCAACCAGGCACGCCACTTTGTAATTGACGCCAGCCGTACCGCCTGATAGCCAAACGGTGACTTTGCCGTCTGATTCGGTTGAACTGTCAACGGTGATTCCGGTGTCGGCTGTGATAGTATGGTCGGTGATTGTTTCGCCGGTTGCGAGCCATTCCGTCCAGTCGAACACAAAATCCAATACTGCCGACGGGTCTTTCAATGGGTTTTGTAATGTTAGTGACATTTGACCTCCAGTGTTCTATTTTCGTGCGGAATTGCGAATGTTCTGTTCTCAAATTCGATTGTCGCGGTTCTACAAGCCGGTGTTGGCGTGAGAATGAACAATCCCACGCTCGTGCCAACCAGAATGTAACTCCCCACTCCGAGCGCGAACACGTAATTGGCATTGAACGTAGCATCCGAGCCAGTGAGAGCGTAAGAGCCAGAATTGCACGCCATCGTGCGAGCAGAAGTCAAGCCTGCGTTTGTTCCGGTTAGACTGTATATTCCTGCTTCACATTCAAGCGTGTAATTCCGCTTGACCGTCAAGTCGGCGTTTGTGCCTGTGAGCGAGTACGAACCGGAAGCGCAAGCGAAGGTGTAGTTGCGTTGAATTACGAAACTTACGCTTGAACCTGTGAGGGTGTAAGCGCCGGAAGCGCAAGCAAGCGTGTAATTTCGCTTGACCTCGAATGTCGTGTCCGTACCAGTCAGGCTGTAACTACCAGCACCGCAAACAAGCGTGTAATGACGAGTGACCGTGAGGTCAACGTTTGTTCCTGTGAGCGCGTAACTCCCCACTCCGAGCGCGAATATGCGATGTGATGTCAGGCTTGCATCCGTGCCAGTGAGAGCATAGGATCCAGCCTCACAAGCCATAACCAACGCGCGGTAGAAGTTGACGTTTGTGCCAGTAAGCGAGTATGAGCCTGCAGAACAAGCGAGCACATAATTCCGCTTGACTTCAAACGTGGTAGCAGTACCAGTAAGCGCGTAACTTCCAGCACCACACGTGAGCGTAAAGTTGCGCTGGACTATCAGATCAACGCTTGAGCCAGTAAGCGCGTAACTTCCAGCACCACACGTGAGCACATAATTCCGCTTGACCGTCAAGTCGGCGTTTGTGCCAGTAAGCGAGTACGAGCCAGCGGCGCAGGTGAGGGTCAGGTTTTGACCGGATGAGGCGGCGGTAACGGTGAGGGCGGAGGGAGTTCCCTCGAAAAGGGAATACCAATCGATTGAAGGGTCATCTGGCGGCAAATCCCCTCCATAGTTATTGTCTATATATACTGCAGAGAAGCCTTCGTCAGTAAGCAACATGCAGCCAATATCACCATAATAACCCAGAGAGCAGTAATACCCGCCGTCAAACTTCTCCCAATATGAAGGGGAGACCTGAATATACGTTCCATTAAGCACCGCGGTTTCGCAGTTTGCGACAATGTACGTCATCCGCTTGACCGTCAAGTCGACGTTAGTGCCCGTCAGCGAGTATGAACCAGCAGCGCAGGTGAGAGTGTAACTTTGCGGACCGCCTCCACTTACTTCCAAGCCCCAAAATGGTACGCCCCCGTAGGAGTAATCCAGCGTGTCTAAGTCAATGCCAGACTTTGCCGCAACTGAAACAAATGGCACACCCCCGTAGGAGTAATCCATTGTTTGCAAGTCAGTTTTAGTTGGGAGCGCCATAGTTGCTACGCCTGTGTAATTTCAATGTCGTCAATAATGACGGTTTGGGTTGTGCTGCCCGTATACCACGCGCCCGCTTCAATTTCAACCACCCCTGCCTCGGTTGGCGTGAATTCCAGTGTTACCTGATTGCGGGAAGTATTGTTTGGACATGTCACGGTAATATCGTTTGTACCATCACTCCATGCAAGTTGCCCGACTCTGCATCGCAAACCGCCAGCAATGCCAGTTCCTGATTTCTTGAAGTAGACCTTGACTGTCACCTTGCCGCTTGAGCCAACTGCCACTCTCGCAATAGGAATGTAGAATGGGTAGACAGTGTTTCTCGCGGCATTCGTGATAGCGAATTTCCACTCCTTGCCCGTTCCGCCTGCTGTTGCGTTCTGCGAGTTGGCAGTAGCGTAGTTTGAATAGACATAGGAATAGCCGCCAAGATTGTTGATGTATTGACGCGTATCACTGTAGTATGCTGTGCCAAGTGCAACTTTCGTGCCCTCAGCAATAGTGGCGTTGTGGCAAATGTTATTGGCGTTGTCTGCATAAATAGCTCCCGTTGTATTGCCAGTTGTTGAAAGCGCGTAGATGTTGTTGTTGGTGCTGTTGTTGTAGTAGTATATGCCGTTGGTGTTCGAGTTGCAGGTTGCGCTCGTGATAGTGTTGTTGGTGCTGCTGGTGTAGTTGATGCCGTAGTTATTCGAGTTGCAGGTTGCGCTCGTGATAGTGTTGGTGCTGTTGTTGTAGTAGTATATGCCGTTGGTGTTCGAGTTACAGGTTGCGCTCGTGATAGTGTTGTTGTTACTGCTGGTGGAGTAGTAGATGCCGGAGTTGTTCGAGTTGCAGGTTGCGCTCGTGATAGTGTTGTTGGTGCTGTAGGAGTAGTAGATGCCGAAGTTGTTCGAGTTGCAGGTTGCGCTGGTGATGGTGTTATTGCTGCTGCTGCTGTAGTAGATGCCGAAGTTGTTCGAGTTGCAGGTTGCGCTGGTGATGGTGTTGTTGCTGCTGCTGTAGTAGTAGATGCCGTAGTTGTAGCGCAGGAAGTTGAGCTTATCCAAACTCGTGTAAGTCTTGCTCCCTATATACAGCCCGTAGCCATTACGGGTATTGAACGTTCCGTGCATCTGCCGGAACCACGTCTGCCCTGTTTGCGTTTCGGTGGATAAGTCCCATCCACCAGAAATGATGAGGGCACTGGTCGAATTGCCACTTGAGCTTACAGTCTGAATTGCCGTTGTACTCGATGCAGCCGCTCCCGTATCGGTTACGCCCAATTTCTGGCTGGAGTGCCCAGACGCACTTGCAGATGGGTATTTCTTGTAAAGCGTTGCGCTGGTGTCAGAGGCAATTGTAATGACCTCATACCAATTACCGTCAGGCGCAGAAATGAAATCGCCTATTGCCAACTCGGTCGTAAAGAGCGTGTCAGTACCAGTAACGGTTGTGCTATTCAACGTCCAAGCAGTCGTGCCAGTCAAGGCAGTTGGGTCAGGGCTTTTAGCGACCCTGACCTCATCGCCAGCAGAACGCGAAGCAGATGCTTTTGTGATTGTTTTGTATGGGTTGGCAGCCGTACCCGTGCCAGTAGTGTCATCGCCAGTCGCCCATGAGCAGTATACGATTGCCATAGCCTAGTACATCTCCGAATACGCCAAGCTGAATAGTTCTGTGCCGAAGTCGAGTTTGAACGTGTCGCCTGATGCAAGGGTGATCGCTGAACCGTAGTCGTACCAGCAGATGAGTTCCTTGTTGGTCGCCGTGTCGTTGTAGATCGCCACATAGCGGAACGGACCGACTGCGCCACTTGCGGTCATGGTCTTGTCTGCCAGCACCAGTTTGTAAGTGCCGGAAGTCTGGCCGGAACTCGAAACGGTCAGAGTAACGGAGTCGAGAGCAGGCGAAGCAATTGCGCCGGTAAGCTCCGACAGTTTGGTCATGGTTGCCGCAGGTTCTGAATTGGTTAGCGCGACCTTGAGCGTGTCAGAGCCGAGGTTGTGCTTCTTCTCTGCCAGCGCTTCTACGAATGAATTGAATTTGTTGTAAGTTGCCATTTTGTTGAGCCTCCTATTGCTCTAATTTTATTTCAGTCTCTGCTATATCCAGCGAGCCTGTAAATTTTGTTTTCATACCGCGTCAGGGGCACTAAGTCCGCTGTCCACGGGTCGGTGATGATGTAGTCGTTGCCACGTTTGCCAACAATGGTCACCCAGTGCTGATTAAACGCGCCACCTGGTATCATATCCACCATTGCGAGGACTGGTCGTCTGCTGCTCAGTATGGTGTCAACCGAGCGTTGCCAACCAGTTCCACCAGCAAACAACTCGTATTCCGTGAGTTTCACGCCCCAGAATATTCTCGGCATCTGCCAGTACATGAGGTTAGGCGCGAGATAACCGCCCTCACTTGACAGGCGCCCATTGTAGCGTTTCGGGTCGGTGTCGATGCCGTAGGATGCCATGACGCTTGCAACCGCTGTAACCAAACAGCCCTGTTGCCCGAGTGTGATATTCGACGCGCCCATGCGGTCTGATGCCCAGCGTGCGTCTCGTTGTCCCCAAAGGACGTAAGGCACGAGGTCAGGCTGTGGCTGTGGGTCAGGCGCGTTCGCGATGCGCTTCAGCCATTCGCCACTCACCCATAGCTGATGTCCCAGCTTTCGCCATGCGTCCTGTTCGTCAAGCACCTCTACTTCCGCGCCACGTTTGAGCGAGCCCACCACGATGTCCTGCGGGGCTTTGCGGACGTTCAGCACGTTTGCGGTAACCGTGGCTTTGTAGGCTTTGGGTTGCGTTGGCGGGTCAGGTTCGGGGTCGGTCGGTGGGTCAACAGGTGGTTCAGGTTCTTGCTCAGTATTGGCAAAGTATGCCTGTACGTCCTCTAATGTGCCATTCCACCTGTTCGTGTCGATCGCGCCCGATGGCAAGCCAACGTTTTTGCCGATGCCCGTTTCCGAGGTTTGGTGAATAAGCCATTTTGTTACGCCACGTGGCAGGATAGGCGGTCCAGGATGCTCAACGCCTGGTGCGCTGCCCTTAGGCGGGTAATTCGCCAGCCACCAATCTGCAGCCGCTAACTTCGGCGTAACAATCATGCGTGGGTTGACGAACCAAGCCGCCGAGTAGATGATAGGCTTTCGCCCCGTCCGCTCTGTGATTTGGTCGTACATTTGCGTGGTCGCTTCGGTTACGCGCTGTGGCGTTTGCCCTTGCCACAGTTCGATGTCAATCGCCAGTCGGTCAGTTTCGGCATCAAAGCCTGCTCTACTCAATATGTCAAAAAGCCAGTTGACTTGCCTTGTAACGTCTTGACTTGGATAAAGCACGTGATACGCGATGCGGTTATGCCCTTTGAGTGCCTGCCACGATTGCGCAAACACAGGGTCTTCAAAGCCCCACGAAATACCCGCGCGAACCGCCACGAATTTTGTTTTTTGCTTCATCAGGTCGTAATTGATATTCGCGCCCTGATAACTGCTGATGTCAATTCCGAATGGTAAGGCGCTCATAGCCAATACCCCCAAATTTCAATAATGGCATCCAATGTTCCAGTTCCACTTGCGGCAATCTGATAATACACATCCCCGTTAGCGTCACAGGGCACTATAAACATCCCATCGGTATATACGTCATTAACTATACCCGCAGGGCGCAGGATAGCCGCTCCCCCAGCAGCATCCGTTGGACTAAGCGAAATATACAGACCAGCGTTTGCGTAACTGGCCGAGTCTCTCGCAGCCAAGCGCACTAACACTGCCTTTACACCCGCTGGAACGCCAAACACAACGCTCAAATCAATCTTGGTCTTTGCGGTGGTGCTGAATGAATCACCATCCCACGCGGTTGAAGTCAAAGGCGAGGTCAGGAAGTGCCAGCCTGACAAATTATCACGCGTTATTTTCTTGCTTGCGTTTGCGCTGGTGTCAACGATTTCCAGATAGTCATTAGATGCCGCTTCGGTTAGTTCTGTCAGGTCTGTAATTTTCTTATTTGCCATTATTGCCTCCTAAAAGATAACTACGCCGCCGGTCGGGCGATAAGGGCGCAAACTCACAACCGCGTGAGCAAAGCGTGAGTCAGTCCACGTCCAAGCCATCGAGGTTGTGCCGTGAGCGAGTCCGCTCTTGTAACTGACACCAGGTCGACCGGTCGTGTTGTAAATGACGGACTGGTTTGCCCCCGCGGTCTTTGCCGCGTCTGCAAAAACGATGTCGTGTACCCAGCCTCCGCCAACGCAATCAACCGTGAGAGTATCACCGTCACTACTGGCATCATTCGACTTAAAAGCGGCTGCATCAACCACGGGATCTCTGCTGACTCCGGTAAACACCGCAATAAATTTGCGATTAAAAGTTGTTCCATCAAAGGTTATCGTGTAATCACCGGCAGCCGTGCTGTCAGGGATATTCGCTCCCCAAATTGCGGCTGATTGACTTGGACCCGCTCCTGTTTGCACAATCATTGTCGCTACTGTTCCGGCAATTGTGACAATGTTCGGATAGTATGAATAGCTGTCAGTTCCATCCGCGAGCATAAACAGGACATAGCGGTTCGTGCCGACCGGTAAGGTGAAGTTCGGCGTTATGACAAAATTAGCGTTTGAAGTGTTGACAATCACGTGACGCTCACAGTCACAATGGCGTACAAGCCCTTTTGCCCGCCATTGGTCGAAACAGTGCCTCCGCCGTGATCATCCAGTACCACGCTCAACCAATCACCGGTCATCAAGTCGCGGTAGGTTGAATTAATCACGCCGGGTGTTCCGGTGTAAGACGAGTATTCGTTTGCGTCAACCATCGCTCGTGTCGAGAGCACATCCCTTACCGTACCGCCCCTGTTTCGCTCTAATTGCACAATCACTGTGCCAGCCGTGCCTGCGGTTGATACCGCAGCATCAAAAGCGGTTATCACGCCTCCGCTCAATGCAGACGGCACAATCCACCTGTGTACCGTTCCTTTGTACGTTGGTTCTTCTACGCCAACCGCCTCAATCATTACTGTTTTTGTTTGTGCGAGTGCGTACACGTGAGCAACATTGCCGCTTACTTGCGCGTTCATCATTGCCGCTGTGACAGTTTCGCCTGTCACCCAAGTTCGTGGTGTTGTATATGCCATAAATCCTCCTAATAGCCTAAAATCGTGGTCGTACCGAGAACGCCGTAAGTGCTGTCGCCCAGAATCCAGGTTTCGTAGGTCTCGTACATCGCGTCTTGTAATCCGTAGGTGTAGGTCACAATGTCACCCGATGTTATTGTGAAATCAATTGACTGAATGAAACAGTCTTGCTCTATTCCCACGCTCGGCGCAACAACTTTTATCTTGTCACCAACCTGTAAGTCCATAAAAGCGTTTAGTAGATATTCTGTGTAGTAAGATCCAGATGTGCCAGGTGTGACAAGACCGGGACGAATAATGCTCGTATCACGCCTGTTCGCAATCAGCGTTATGCTGTTTACAGTGGTGTGTTTCGCCTTGTGCCGGTCTAACAATGCAACTGCAATATCAGTTGTTTGCAATGGGTCGTCTTGGTAAGGCAGGTCAAGGTTGAGCGTGCGTGCGCCGTCCTTCGCAACCAACGTTTCGTCTTCACGCAATGTCTCAACCGGGCGGTAGATATAAACGCCCTTGCCACGTGCCTGTAACTGCGTGACGTATCCTGTTATTGCGCCGGTATTGGTCAACGTGTAATCGACACCGTTTGCGCCATAAACCGCCGTCACGCTCAAGTCAGCGGTGATATCCGCGCCTGATTCGTCTTCGGCTGCATTGAAGATGTAATCCGTCCCAGACACAGGCGCAACTGTGGACAGAGCGGCAACTGTTTGCGCTTCCTGATTCGGATCACGGAAACGCCCCTTCATTGTGACAGTCTGATATGCGCCGATCTCAAGCGGTCGTTCAAGCGCAAAGAGCACCACATTGCTTGTGTCAACTTTGCGAGGGTATGCTTTTGAGTCCACCTGGTTGTAGTAGGATTCGGCGTGCTTTACTTCAACTCCACGGTAGTTGTTGTTGAACACCGCGTCAACCGTAGGAAATTCGTCTTGTGTTTCTCTCACGTCACCGGCTTGCGTAATTCGTGTGTCACCGGCTTGCGTAATTCTGGTATCAGCAGTTGTGCTGTCGATAACACTTACTTGCGCTAACGCCTTGCCGGAACGAAAGCCACGATTTTCAACGGTCAGCACTTCATCAGAATCAGCTGTTTGTTTGACATAGACATAACCCAACTCGGATAAGGTCGCTTTACTGACTTCCTGCATCGCCCGTGTTTTATCGCGCAAGGTGTCAAACACGCTTTTGAAGGTAGAACGCCCCGTGCCATACGATACAGAAAGCGGTTGAATCGGCATGTTTGCGAGAATGAGCGCGACCACCTGCTCCAGTCGTTTGTCAGTGGTATAGGCAGGCAGGTCGAGTTGATGAATAGCCATCTGCTCCATGTAATCGAGCACCTTCACCCGCGTAACCGTCATAAACTGCGTTGTGCCAATCTCGATACCATTGGGCGGCACAACGCCATAAAAGCGAGTGCGAGTCCGCCCCTCGTAGGTCAACCGCAGCCGGAATCGCATCCCTGACTGGAATCCCGACATACAATTGGTGTGACCTGGAGTGAACAGGTTGTTGACGTTGTGCAGTACAAGCGTCAATTGTCCGGTTGAAGCGACCCTGTCAATTGGATTCGAGCTTCGGATTCCCATCGAACCAGTGATACCAGCCGCTTGAAGTCGGTAGTCATTCAGGTCAACCCACTTACCTTGCAGATAGAACTCGCACGCTATCGAGTCGTATTTCATTATACGCCCACCATCAACAAAGCGTCTCTGACTGCCATTGCAATATCAGACGCGGTAGGCAACCTTCCGAGTGCCGCTAACAGATCGCCATTGCCTCCGCCCATCATTGCACTGCTTGACGCGTTAGAATAGACGCGCCCGTTCGTATCAGGGATAAAGAGTTCTGGCCCCGCTTCGCCAACAAGGTAGGGTTGGCCGGCTAACTCGTAACCGCCCATCGCGTGACCAGTTTCGGTAACAGGTAAATACCCTCCTCCAAAACTGGGAATCGACCCACGAGTCTGAATGTTGACCCAGACGTTATACTCCTTTTCAAGGTCATCAAGCGCGCCCTGCAAAGCGTCTACCTCCGCCTGCGCTTCGGCAATGCCCGTAATCTGGAAGGTGTATTCTTCGTCAAAGACAGCCAACGCCTCTGCGAAACCATCGGGATCGTTGATGAGTTGATCTAACAAGTCGCCGGTCGCAAGTTCAATCTTATATTCGAGCGTGTAACTCGTACCCATCAACCCATCAAGTATTTCCAGCCGACTAATCAGGTCATCGCCTTTTAGCCCGGCATCTCGCAGCCCTTCGACCAGGTTATCGCCAACGCTCTCGTAAAATGTTTGTACTGCCACTGACAGGTTGAATTGAGCGTCGGATAACCGTCCCTGGAAATCTTCTACTGCAAGCCCAGCGAGCCGCATGGCTTTTGGTATGCTTTCCGTCACATTTTCCGCGGTATAACCCATTCCGGATAATGCTTTTTCAGCCGCCCAAATATCCTCTGTCAGCATGCCAATATCCAGACCTGCATCATTCATCGACTGGACGAAACCAGCCCACGACGTAGACTGGTCAAACAATTGTGTTATCAGATCATCATTCGTTTCATAGAATGATAGAAAGTTTTTCTGAGCATATTTGACGGCTTCTGCACCGGTCATCAAGCCATTGTTGACATAGCCTAACGCCTCGTTGTATTGGTCAAGTGTTATCCTGCCATCAATGAGGTAGTCATTCAGAATCGGCATAGCGTCAACAAGCTCTAAGTTCTGCTCGCTTGGCGGTGTCATCGCTTTATAAACGCCCGCCCAAAACTGTGGCCACCAAGTCATCAATTCAGACGCATCCTTTTTCAGACTCGCGAAGAAGTCCGCTTGAGCTGCTTCCATGACTTCCCAGTGCCCAGCCGCGTCAAGTGTCAAACCACCTGTTTCAGTAAGCAGCGTTTTACTGTCGTCGATAACTCGGTTGAGTAAGGCTTGTTTCTTTTCAGTTGCGGTTAATTGTGCGGCGGTTTTCCCAAGTGATAAGGCGTAGGCTGAATAGGTCGCTTCTGCGTCCGTGATAATACCGAGATTATCAAGAATTTGCGGACTCATACGCCCAATACCAGTGATTATGTCATTGAACGCTTGAGTCGTAGACAGCCCCATCGCACGCCCACGTATAGCGGCAACTTCCATTAATTGCCCCAACTGTTCTGCAGAACCGCCCACGCCCAACATCAATGCACGGCTTGACGCTTGCATGATCTCATATTCAGAAACCATGCCCAATGATGCAGATCTGACAGACTGGACAATGCCGTCCATATCCATTCCCATTGAGCGTGCTAAGGCACTGGATGTGTCTGCAAGACGCTGAATTTGTGCGCCTTCTTTTGAAAACTCAATTACCTTCTGCATTGTTTGGCTGAATTTTCCAGCCAATTCAAGAGCCTGGTTCAAGCCGACCATTAATGACGTGAAGTTGAAACTCCCGCCGCTTTTTTCCATGCTTTGGGCGGATTTCCTTATCGCGCCTTCAGCATCGCTAAGCCCCTTTTGAAGCCCAGAAGGGTCTGCTCCAATTGACGCGAAAAGACTCGCTATTTGTATTGCCATATTATTTCACCAGCGTCTTTCTCGCTTTGCTCATGCCGTCTCTCACTTGCAGCCATTCGTTCATATCGGCAACCGAGAGCGCGTCCACATACTCCAGCGTCCACCCTGTTTCTTTCACAAGCTCCCACCGCCAGAACTCCCACGGCATCCCTTGCTTTGTGACGGCTGCCATGTAGACGCGCCCACTTAGTTTTTTGAATCGTTGAGGTCGGCTTCTTTTTTGAACGATTCCCAAATGCCGATTGCAATTTTGCGGTAATCAATCGGATTCAGATCACCCAATTCGTCCGCGCTCATCCCTACCAGCTTGCCAACGATAATGTCGTTGGTATCAGGGTCGGTTTCCTTGTCAATGAGCACGCGCCATTCCTTTTGTGAGATCGCGCTCCAGTCGTACTCAATCTCTCGTCCGTTAGATAGTGTGACCATGTGCTATGCCTTTGGACCATTCTTCTGGAAGGTGCAGGAAATCTCAACCACATCGGCGTAAGGGACGTTGATCTTCGCGCCCATAGCGATTGCGGGATAAATATCCTTCTGCTTGCCAGATGCAGTACCTTCTGGATAGACAGTCAGTGTGCCGCCTGTTCCGGCTTCAAGCGCACTAACAAGTGCCGTGCCTGCCGATTGGTACAAGCCTGACCACTCAATTGTTGCGTCTTTGATTGTCGCAATGTAGGTCTTGTCGGTATCAGCACCGGCGGTTGTTTCAGCCAGGTCGATGTTCGGGTTGATCGAGAGCGTGCGGAAGTCGGTGTTTAGATCCACTGTGCCACCGCTGTACGCCCAAGTCGCAACTAAGTTTTTTCCAGTAATTTCAGCCATTTTGTTCTCCTATAGCTTTTATGATTTATCCATGCGCACTCGGTAGTAAGCACCGCAAGCCCATGTATGCTTTCCTGCCTCGTCAATTTCTGGCAGTAAAAAATCTTCTTCACGTGCCAGCCAGAAGTTGTTCCAGCCGGTCACGGATAAAGTTCCTGATAGCAGGTCGTTGATATGCGCGTCAATTGTTGCCGCTTCCTTCGCGGTGTCTGCATAAGCCCTGACGTAAACAACCTGCTGTACGCTCTCACGCGGTGTGAAATTGTCAGCGCCGCCAGCCGCGTAACTCCAAACCACGTAAGGCAAGGCAGCCCCTTCCGGCGCAACCCCGTGATAAATGCACGTTCCGCCGAGTGCGCCTGTGAGAGCCGTGCCGCCGGATAATTTTGTGTAAAGTGCCGCGTTGAGCGCGTTGTAAGGTGAGGTCATTTCAACAGCCCCTCTTTCAATAATTGCACAAGGCGCTCCGACCCTTTTTCAACCGCAGGCTTCAGAAACGGTCTCGCAGCCATTTTGCGCGTGCCCATTTCAACGTAAGCGGCATATTCAGCGGTGTATTCGACATTCACAAAATCACCGTAGGATTCATTCACCCTTCCACTACCACGCAAGTAACCGGTTCGATTTTTGTACGCGTTAGATTTCTGCGATTCGCCCAGAATGTAATAAGCAGCGGAGCGGACAGCCTTTTGTTTATTTCCAGGCACTTTGGCAAGCAACTCATTTAACTTACTTGTATCAACACTAACGCTTATGCTCATTCGACACGCTCCAATTCAGCACGTCTTACCACGTCCCAACTCTGCCCTTCGTTGACGCTCAACACAGCCCAAACGAAATCATCGAGCTTGACCCTGTGTTTGGTCGTGATCGCGGTGGTGTAGGGCAGGCTGATAACCGCCTTGCTGTAAGACTGAATCGCGCCGCCGGTCATCTTTTCAGAACCGGAACGATAGTCAATTCTGCAAGCCACATTCGCAATTGCCGTGCCCCACGTCTCTGTCATTCCGCCTTCGCCGTCCGCTGTATAAGCCACGCTCAAAATGTCGCAGGTATCAGGCATCAAGTATTCAATGTCAGCCCGCATTTGTGCCAGTTCCCTCGCGGTCAACGCAATGCTCATATATCGTCCCTCACAATTCTGGATGTTTGCACGCCCTCGCTTGCGCTGCGGCTCTGGTAGTATTGCGACATATTCAAGTATTGTTGCGCCTGTTGGCTGCGCTTGACGGAATGCCCGTCGGTCGAGAAGTCAACCAGCCCTGCCACGTGAGACGCTTTCATTCGCCATATGTCAGCAGCAGCCGCGTAAAGGTCGTAACTGAATCCACTCCAGTAGAAGGTCTTCCCGCTTTGGTCAGTCGAGAATGTCACAATACCGCGAGCATAATCAGCCGTATATCCGCTTACAGTTCCAGACGTGTCCTCAATCGAAAACAACGTGCCGCCTTCAATGTTGGCAATCCCTGTCCGATATTGCAACACAACCGCGCTACCGCCTGAATAAGAGGTGACCGGTTCAAGCGGCGCGTGAATGTGCTCGACCTTGTGCCGGTCTAACACGCGCTGGATTTCGTCATCGCTCCAATAGGTGACAATTGACGAGTCAGTCGAAACTTCCCATTCATCAGGGGCGGCGTTAGCGAACCCACGTACCGTGTCAATCAGTGTCTGCATTCCTGTTCGTGCCATTATTCCTCCATCCACTTCAGGGCATCTTGTGCCCAAACCGCCATTACTTCGGTTTTGTTGCTATAACAAGCCGCAATGTGATTGATACGCGCCGGATGTACCGCCCATTGGTCTACCTGCGTAGAATTCCACCAATTTTCGAGCCTGTGAGTATGAGAGAGCAATTCG